TTTTAAAGCTATTTCATTACTAGATCTAGTTTCTGTAAATTTACGTATAGATTGTAAAGCATTTTCATATTTTGTAGTTAAAGTTCCGTTTTTATTTCTTATAACAGGTTGTTTATCTACTCTTACTTTTTCAACTATTCTATTTATAACTTGTTTAGCATTAGTTAAAGTACGTTGAAAACCAGCTTTTGATTGAATATAACCTTCTTTATTTATGTTACCAGCTTTAAAATCTTCATTTAATTCTTTAATACTTTTTTCAGAACTCTGTATTGTTTCTTCAGCAGTTGCAGCTCTTTTTAATTGTTCGGGTGTAAGCCTACTTCCTAAGTCGTTTCCTTCTTTTACTAAAGCTCTTAAATTAGCTTTTTCAAATCTTATTGCTTTTCTTATACCTTCTTTAACTTTAGGATTTGTTTCTAAAGCTTCATTTTGCTTTAAAACACCTATGGTAAAAATAGAATTAGCTGCTGTATTTCTAAGATGTTCAGGTGTAACTTGATCTCTCATAGCCTTGTAACCTGTTTTTATACCTTTACCAGCAGCGCCAAATAACAATGTACCAGCATATGTTTGTAAAGCTGTTTCAACACCTTGTTCTTTTACACCTTCCCAAACGTACTCAGCTAATTCTTCATCTTTCAATCCTTTACCTAAACCTGTATTTAAAAGTTCAATGGGAAGTTGAGCCAACTCTGTTCCCGTTTCAGTTAGAGCACCCCATTGAGCAACTACAAATCCTTTAGCTCCATAAGAACCAGAATTTATTACTTTTGTTATACCTTTTATTCCTACTTTTTCTAAAACAACACTAGGCAAAGTTAAAGCAGCTGGTACAGCAAATTCAAGTTTACCCTCTTTTGTAGCTTTATCAAAAGCTTCTTCTTTAGATAGGCTAGGATAAAGTCTTTGTGCTTTTTCTTCATTATAACTAGTCCAAAGCTGTGGACCTATTTGAGCAGTAATCATAGCTTGGCCAACCCTAGCAGCTGTAGTAGGATTTTTTGTTACGAAAGCCGTTGCTGCAGTTGCTGCTATGGTGGGTAATACACTAGTTGAAACTGTTTCAAAGGCAGAAGCTAGAGCCGGAAGTAATTGCGTAAAACTTCTATTTTTAATAGCTTCTTCAATGCCAGGCCCAGTATAATTTCTTACTTTGTCTATGTTTTCTAGTGCGCGTATGTATTCGGCTCCTCCTTTTCTAGAATCACCTCCTACTTCTTTGTTACTTAAATTATATACTTTTTTTATATCTTCATACTGAGGTCCATTTTTTAATAATTCATTTTGTTCTTCAGTATATGTTTGAGAAGTTAATTTTCCTTTTCTATCTTTATAAAACTCAGCATCTTCATAAGCTTTGTTTAATTCTTGCCATCTATCTTCGTTTTTTTCTCTTTTAATTTTTTTATTTGTTTCAGGATCTATAAAAGAATAATCATTTCTTATTGCTGATAAAGCTTTAGAACCTATTTTTTTTAAAGGATCAAATCTTGATTCACCACGCTGCTCTAAAACTTCTCCTGAATCTAAAACAGTAGCTATCACATCTGCCCATTCAGGTCCTACTAATTCATAAGCTGATCTTTTGAACGTTTCACTCAGAGTTAGTTTTGAACGCTCCCAAGAATTGGCGAAATTATCAATAACCCCTAACGTTCCTTCAAAAGCTTTAATTCGTTGTCCTGTTCTAGGGTCTACATTAACGCCAGCGGCTTGTTCAGCATTAGGAAGTAAATCTCTAATTTCTTTTAATTCTTTTCCATCTTTCCAAGCTTTATAAGCCTCCATTCTGCTTTCTGGAATTGGAGCAGGAGAGGGAGCCCCGGCATAACTAGGAGAATATCCTTTAGGAGATTTATCGTATATTTTAAACGATTCTATTACATCTTCGAATTCTTCATCATTTACCTTAAGCTTATCTAATGAAACGCCAAATTCATTTACATTAGGTGGTGCCTTTTGAGTCTCAATATTATTGGTACTAGAAGCAAGCATCTCAGACCTTTTAGCGTCAACTAAAGCTTGTATCTCTTGATCAGACACGCCCTGAGCTTTCATGGATGAAACCATTTCTCTAAGTTCTTGTTTTTGTTCTTCTGTAAGCATAAATGTTATTTAAAATTTATTCTATAGTTATACCTTCAAATATTTCTGGACGACTTGCCTTAAATTGTTTTCTAGAATATCCTGGTCTAGATTCAAAATCAGGATCTAAACTCATTGTTATTTGCCTAATTTTTTCTTGTTCTTCTTCAAACTTTAGCCTTTCTGCTTGTTGCCTTTTAAGTGCTTTGTTATAATCACGAAAACTTTTAGCATAAATTGGAGCTAACTTCATAGCATCTTCTTTAGATTCTTTTGTGTCTTTAGCATTTGAAGCTCTTCTGCCTTGTTCATTTTCAAACCTTGCAAGTAAAAAATCTTTAGCTCCAGCCTCTGTAGATAAATTATAAGTGGTTGTTAAAGCCGGTTCACCTTCGTATTTTGCTATTTGATCAAAACTAACTATATAATCTCCGTTTTCATTAAATCCTTCTTGTAAATTTGTAGCTGTATTGTCAAATCCAGTTCCTTTAGCTACATTGAAATCTTGAGCAGTTGCACCAAGAAGATTATCACTTGATATTATATTATTTTGATCAATAGTCATTCCTTGAGTACCTTCTTTAATTATTGAAGCGTAAGTTTTATCAACTAATGTAAGTCCTGATTTAGGAGGTTGCGGAGTTACTTTCATAGATTTATTGTAAACAGAAGTTAAAACAGCCATTTCCTGATCAATCATTTCATCTAAAACTTTAAGCCTAGCATCGGCTCTAGTCATAGGCTCACTTTTTGCTTGTAAGTTAGTATTACCAAAAGGAGAGTCATATTCTTCACCTTGACTATTTACAATTTTTAAATTGTCTATATCTATATCACTCGCTATCATATCAACCTTTTCAACAGTTCCTGTTAATGCTTTAACTCTTGCTTCTATAACATCTCTAGGTATGTTTAAAGTATCCATACCGTACATAAACAACGGATCGCCTCCTTCATTATCACTAGCCATTTTATCTATTCTAGTTTCAATAGCTTTTCTTTGTGCTTTTCCAGGAGGTTGAGGTATTTTTAAGTCACCTGCTTTATTTTTACCAGTTTTTTGATAACCAGCTATATCAGCCTCAAGATCAGTCATGTATCCATCAGTAGAATCAGTTAAAGATGCTGCTTTGTCAACAACCTTAGGCATGTTTAATGAAAATTCTCTAAGTTTTTTATTTATTTGTTCGCCTTGAGAAGTTACTCCTTTTAAAATTAACTCATCACCTTCAAAAACAATACCCCCATCAAATTTTCCGTTTAAAAGTTCACTATAAACTCTTTGAAACTTTGGTTCCATAGAATTAGATATTTCCCCTGTTTGAGATCCAGTAGAAAAAGCTCTCATTTGTGTATCTAAAAATTTTTTACCATCTCGAAGCAAAGGAACTTGATTTAACATGGTTCTCATTAATTTAGCTTGATCAGCAGAGTCCATGTCTTTATTATTTTTTATACTGTTATATGTAGATATTAAATCTTGATTTGTTTTATCAAAAACAGCATTTAATCCAGCAAAACTATCTTGTTGATTTCCGTCATTAAACGTTTGATAAGTTAGCGCATCTGATTGCTCTATTGCGGCCTCTTGTGCTTCAGCTGCAATTTTTTCTTGTTCTAATTGTTTTTGTTGCGCTCTTATGTTAGAAACATTATTAGCATAATTTTGACGTGTTGCTAAATTTGATTGTGCAGCTGCCTTTTGACCGGCTTGAGTTCCTTTAACTCCAGCCATATAATCCCATGAAATTGCCATATTATATTTTTATATTATCCTTGTCCATATTTTGCAGTTGCAACATTGCCTACTGCATCAGCTACTCCCCCTGCTGCTCCTAAAATTTGAGCTTTTTGTTGATTTAAATCTGCATTAGCACCAGCTGATTGTCCTCCAGCTACAGATGCTAAATCTGATAATTGTCTATATTTCATTTGTTGAACAGTTTGATCACCGCCAGCAACCAATTGATCTGCTTTAAATTGTGAATCAGCAATATACTTATTTGCATTAGTTTGATTAGCAGCATTAAATTGATTCATACTGTTTTCAGCACCAAAAGCAGCTAAACCAAACTGATTTTGTGAAGCTATATTAGCCATGCTAAATTGATTTTCTTGACCTGCGCTAAATTGACCAGCTGCATTATCTGCATTAAATTGAGCTTGAGCAAATTGATTTTGCGCTTGCGCTTTAAATCTACTTGCTTGATTTTTTGCGTCTGCTGTAAATCTATTAGCCTGATTTCTTGCGTCAGCGCCAAATTGAGATGCTTGATTAGCGGCTTGAGCACCAAACTGAGCAGCTTGATTTACGGCGCCTACGTTAAACTGTGATTGACCTAAGTCAAACTGTGAAGCTAAATTACCTTGAGCTAATTGTGCTCTTTGTAATTCTCCTTCACCACGAGCTCTTAACATTTCGTTTTGTTTAACTTGTTGATCAATACTAGAAGCAACTCCCTGTTTGGATTTTGCAGCTGCAGCGGCTAAAGCGGTAGCACCACCAGCACCAGTACCAGCTTGAGCAGCTAAATCTTGTGAGGCAGCTAAAGCTTGATCTGCTTCTTGAGCTTGCATTTCAGCGGCTGCTGTAGAAACCTGTAGGTTGTTCATGGTATTTGTTAAACCGGTATTAGCACCTCTTTGTAATTGTCCAATGTTTGTACCTTGAGCTGTATAACCTTCGCTGGTATATCCTTCACCCGTATAACCTCCCGCAGTATAGCCTTTTGCTTTACCTATTTCTCCAGGTTTATAACCTTTAGCGTCTCCTAATTGATTTGCGGCGCCTAATTCTGCTATTTCAGCTTTTTCAATATCATAAGAAGCTCCAGAAATATCTTTATAAGCATTTGTAAATTCCATTGCTTCTACATCAGCCATTCTTTTATTTAAAGCATCTTCCTTAGCTTTTTTTTCTTTTTTCTTTTTACCTATACCTAAAGCAGATATACCCATTTTAACTAAAGCAACACCTCCTGATATAGCTGCGGCTGTAACTAAAACAGCACTACCTTTTAATATTTCAGGGTCAGAACCAAGATGTTCTATTAAACTTAGATTTTCTATCAAACTAATCATCTATTTTTTTATTAATATATTTTTCAAATTCTTCATGAGTGTATGCGTAATGGTAATCTTCTAAAACATCTAGATCTTTTGTGTCTTTAGGGTTTTTAAATATATTTTGAAAAACTGTTTTTTCATGTGCATATATTACTCTTTGTGTTCCAGCTGATGAAGTTTGATAATGAGGTGCTTTAAAATAATTTTCACCTTTAGCATCAACAACTGTTATAGATCCTTTTAAAAGAAACCAACCGTGTTTTCTTTTATGTATGAGACTTATTACTATTGAATCTTTCTGCATTATCATTCTTCTTACATAAATACCAGGTAAAAATTCATGCTCTGTTGTAACTGTTTCCTTACTTCCTTCTCTTACAGCTCTTCCATTATTACCTACTATATTACTACCATCTACCCTGCTTAAAAGTAATTTAGATAAATTAGTTACTTTTTCTTTCCAAGGTATTTCTAATTCTTTATTTGATTTAATTATTTCAGTCATTTAATAATATTTATTGTGAAGAGTATATTGACTCTGAGTTTATTGCAAATAGTTCAGCATAACTAGCTGCGGCTGGAACAGGAAGTGTAAGTCTTACTGAAGCGTAAGCACCTTTTATTCCACCCACAATCTTGTTATCTGTTTGAACTAAAGATCCACCTACAACTTTATAGTTAGGTTCTGACGAACTTATAGGTGCAAAATACTTGCCTTCTTTTTCTTGAAAAGGGAAATTTACTATAGCCATATTATGCGTTTTGAATTATTGTTACAGATCCATTTGGTAATGCTGGTGATATTCTTGCGTTTGTATTAATAATTGTAATAGTACCACTTCTTTGAACACCCGTGTTGTTATCTGAAACACTAACAGTAAAATTTGTTTCTGGATTAAAATTAACAGGAGAAGCATTAGATCCATTGATTAATATCCAATTATCTGATGTTTCTAATCTTGTGCTTACGTTGCTTAATGAAGAAACACTCTGTGGTGATGATCCTGTGGCTGCAAATTGAGGTAATCCTACTGAGTTTACAACAGCTGTTTCCGGTCCTCCGCTAACTGTTGTTATAGCTATTATACTAGCTGTAGTTGGATTTGTTAACTTGACGCTATAAGCTGCATTAAAATTTGTTCCCGCGTCTATAACAGAAGTAGTTGTAGACGCTATTGATGAACCTCCAGACTGTTGTGTTAAAGCAAATTGAGCACTATCTGAAACCATAGTATCTGTTGCAGGTATATTTGTATAAGTTATAGTTGCAGTGATATTTACTGTATCAAAAGGTGAAATTTTATATGTACCAACATATGGAGCATTAAATGTAATATTACTAGCAAGAGTAGGAGATATCCATGTTAAATCTGTTTTAGCTGTTGCAGTTCCAGTTACATCAACTGTTCCTGAAGCCGGTAAAGCTGGCACGGTTAAATTATAAGTATATACTGCATTGTCTTTATTATTAGCTATCGCAGGCAGTGGAGCTGTTGCTCTTGTAACAACCGGCGGTAAAACAGGATTAAATGAAGATATTCCAGATGTATCTAAAGTTACATTACTTGGATCTATATAATATCCATCTTCTGCTAATAAAGTAAATTGAGCAGTTCCTGTTCCAGCATTATTAAATACTTGAGATGCAGGTGTAAGATCTGAGAATGTTACAGCATCATCTGTATTTATTGTTAATAAAGCAGGTAAGTTAGCTAATACAGCACCTACGCCACCAACGTTTATTGTTTGAATGGAGTCTGCGCTTCCAACAGTGTAAGAAACTCTAAATACTATATTACCTTCAGAGGTTAAACTAGTTGGATTTATAACACTTAAACTTGTGTTACCTGAAAGAGTTATATCTGTAGGTAAAATAAAATTATAAGCAGAACTTATAGGTCTTGCTGTTATTATCCAAGTTATAACATCGTTTTGTTTACCAATTAATGTTGATTCACCTGTAACACTACCATTTACAGCTGTACCTATTATCTGCAACGATGTAGATATTATTGTTGCAGGCGTTGGTAATGTACCAATACTAGAAACATCTGTTTCAATAAAATCTAATGTCCAACCAGTCGATCCTTCATAACCTATAGTATTAAATTGTTTTATAGTAGAAGGAGATTCATTAAATATAGGCTCAACATATGATGGTTGAGTGCCTAAGCCATAAAAGTTATTTCTAAAACCAACCGTTGGATCGTTATGTTTCCATAGGTTACCTGTAAAAAATGTGTAATAAGTATTATTTAAGCTTAAACCTGATTCTTGATTAAAAGATCTAAAGCTACTCCAGCCTTGAGAGTTTTCGTCAAATGCTAATGTTAAATATCCATCTGCAGCTGTGCCTACATTTGTATCTTCGTTACCATCAAGGCCTTGACCAACTATTGTTAACATAAACAAACTAGAGTACTCATCATAACTACCAACAATACTTGTTGAAGCTTTTAATGCATCTCTAAAAAAGTCAGCCATACCTATGCTAGATATTTCTTGTATACCTTGAGGTGTTAATTTTAATACAGTACCATTGTTTTTATCTGTAAAGTATTTATTAAAGCCAAACTCAGCATATGATAATGGATCTTGAGATATTCCAAATCTACCTGCATAAGGTGCAACTGTACCTAAAAATTGTGTATTACTAGTTACAGGTATTTGACCACCTTCAGCTGAATATATAAAATCTTTATCAATAGGTGATCTAGATATTTTATCTTCTTGAAATATTAAAAGTTGAGTATCGTCTGCAGCTAGTTTTTGTATAGCTCCATCTTGTGGATCTACTGATATTGTTAAACCGCCTTCAGACTCATTAAATTGATTTATATAGTTAACACCTGTTCTAGAGTTAAAAAGTCCACTAGAGTGTATTAGAGTGTTAAACCTTAGCTCTTCTGCAAAGTTTTCTTGAACAACATAAGCTCTAACACCTACATCAAAAAAAGTTTCATTAAAAGCAGCTCTTAGTCTATTTAATTCTATATGCGCTCCTGATCCAGTTGGATTAAAGTCTAATAAATAAGAATTAAAAAAATCTATGTTTATTGCTACACCTGTTATAGATGATACTAAACCACCCGTAGATGTTTCATAAAATATATCTAAATCAGACTCTACTGGTTGCGTTTCAAAAACACATATACCAGACGTTACACTTGTACCAGAATTATTTACTGTAATTGTAGACGCTGTGCCTGTTGGATTAGCTATAGCTTGTATTGACTGTAATGCCCCGTATGTTGTAGAAAATATATTTTGACCTCCTACGTACTTAGGATAAACAGATACATCACATGGAGATATTGTAGCTGAAGTACTTGGTGGTATAGCAGCTGTTTGATCTCTTGGTATTTTATTTTGACTATCACCTAATCTTTCAACAGTATTAGCTGATGACACACCTGATATCCAATTATAATATTCTTGTTCACGTTGTTTAACAACAACTCTATATGAGTAGGCCCAAGAAGGTATTTCGTTTGTAGGATCTGCAAAAGTAATTCTTAAAGCATTAAATGCAGTTGTTGAATCAGCTGAACCCGTGTTTGGATCTATAAAAACAGTATCACCACCTGAGTTTGATAATATAACAGGAGATTGTCTACCAAATTTATCGGCTAAAACAATACCTATTTGATATGTTCTTCTTGATTTTAAAGACAAAGGATTTTTACCTGGCCCCCAGCTTATTCTTGATGAATCTTCACCAGTTCTACTTACGCTAAAGTTTATATTAGGTATGTTATAATTTTGTAAAAAATTACCATAAACTAATCTAGCACCTACTAATTCTTGAGATTGAGCTATTCTAGGAACAGCATCATATACTCTTGTTAATTGATCACTTGGTAAAGTTCTAAATGGATCTTGCGACGCATAGAAAAAGTTTATAGATGTTTCACCTGCAACAGGCTTATCTTCAACAACATACAATGCACTAGATCCTGTTTCTTTATATATCAATTCAACTTGAGTAATACCGTATCCGGCTGGAGTAGGTATTTGTAATTGAACAGATTTTATAGCATTTACAAATGTTTCTATTTCTCCAAAGTCATTAATACTTGTAGATATTGTATCAGGATTACCTAGTCTTGAAAATATAGTTGTACTAAAAGGTGCTAATGTGCTATACTCACCATCGTCAAATTTCCATCTATATGAAAATCTAACCATTTTATCTTCTAAAAAGTTAGATGTTATTGGTTGGCCTTGTTCATCATTTGCACCTACAGCTAAAACAGTTGGTGATTCATATGGTGCAAACTTAGCTACTGAAGCTAAGTTATCAAAAGCGCCAGCTGTATAATATGTAGGATCATTTACTGCTCTTACAACATTTATTTTTCTTGGTGGATTACGATTATCTGTCCAAAATAAAAGATCATCAACTAAGTTAATACCTGATATTTTAAAATCTTTATGAAAATTTAATGATAAACCACTAACTAAAGTTCTTAATTGCTTGGATGATTGATCGTAAGAAAAAATACCGTGCTCTCCGCCATTACTTCCATCATAAGAATCATTTGAAGTTACATAAAAGTATATTCTATCATCACTATTGCTTCTATAAGAACCTATACATGATCCACCAGTTATACCTGAAGATGCAACTTGAATATTACCTAGTAAATTTTCAATAGCACCCATGTCGGCACTTTCTGATTTACCTACATTTATATTTAATGCTTCTCTATATTCACCGGCTGGCACTAACCTATCGTCTAGGTCTCGATTCATTCGGCCACCATTGAACATTCTTTTAATTTCTGGCATACTAATTTATTAGTGTTTAATCCATTTAGATTTACCTCTAAATATTTGAGTCATCTCAGGAAGCTTCATATTAGATAATCTAATTTTGGCATTACGCATTTTAGCTGCTGCTTCTTTTTTGTATAAAGCAGATATTTGTACTGTAGAAGGTCTTAACTTAGTTAAATTGTAAAGCATAGATGCCATAACAGCATCTTGAGCTAACTTAGGTACAAAAACATTTGAAAAATCGCCATTATCACCTAATCCATCTGAAATATATCTTAGTGTAATTAAGTCGTTAGCTTGAAAGCCAGAGCTAAAATAAACTTGTCCAGCTGTTAAATCTAAAACATAAGTACCATTCATGTTAGCAAGCTCAGGTGTTAATCCATATCTTTGACCCCACATACCTCCTATGTTTTCTGGACCATATATACTATTGTAGTAACCTATGTAATAACTAGATAATTCTTCAACAGTTAAAAGTGATATTGCTTTTTGATAACGATCTATTGTGTCTGATGTTTCTGCAAATACTATATTGCCTGTTTGATCATAAAGATATTGATAGTTTTCGTCCTGAGCAACGCCATTGTTTGGTTTAGTTGTTTGAGATGGCATTATAGGTCTCATATTACCGTATTTGTCAGTAAAAGAAAAACTAACATAATTAACATAATCAGAAGGTAATGACATTTGTAATGTAGAACTTAATTGTATTTCTATTGCTTTTTCAGAATAAAAAATATCAAAGCTAAATTCTTGCACCGCTCTTTGAGCCCAAAATGCAACTTCATATCTAGGCACCTTTGTCAATGTTTTTCCATCACCAACAAAAGCTACCATGAAGTTATTTATAATATCATTTATATTTGTTCTTCTGTATGATCCTGGTATATCTGTACCATTTCCTCCATCTAATGCTGAGTAATTATCTACGTCTAAAGGTTTTCTTGATATTGCCATTATTGTTCAGTTGTTTCAAGTTGTTGTTCTTTTCCTAATGCAAATTGAGCTACATCAGCTTGTTTAATTACAACACCTGCATATGCTAGTATTCTAATTATTAATTCTGATTGTTCTGATGGATCTAATTCAAAATTATAAGACTTAGCATTTGCATCGTAACTATCTGTTGATGGATCAAAAACCGTTGGATCATAATAAGGTATAGTTCCATTTAAAATATAACCCCATTTTGGTCTAGTTGGTTTTGATAAATAATCAAAAGTAACACCGGTAGTTACACTAGATGGTAAAACTTTTACACCATTAGATGCTAAAGTATATACGGGCTGAGTGGGAACTGGATAAGTTAATGGTGATAAATTTATGTATTTAGCGTCTTCATGAGATGAATAATCAGCAACAATATTATTAACATTTACTACTCCTAGTTTGTAAAAATCAGTAGGATAAGGAAATATACCATTAGATATAGTTGGTGTATGTAGTTTATAAAATGCATTTATTTTTTGAGCAACAGTTAATGTTGGATTTGAAAAATCACTATCAACATTGCTACCGCCAGTTTGCATTTCATAGGTCATTTCTCTCATGAAATAACTAGCAAATATAGATTCTTGAGCTTGAGTTGCTAAACTATTAAACTCTTCAGGGGTTATGTAGCCTCTGTTATCTTTGTTAGTAATAACAAGAACCGCTTGATATACAGTGTTTATATTTACCATTTATTTTGTTTATTATTAATGTTGTTGATATAGAGTTGATTTCTCACTCTATATCATGTTTTCTAGCTTAGTTTTTTAGTAATAGACTTCATCAAGTCTAAACCTTCATCGGTTTTAAAATACTGTGCTAAAGCCCCATAAGCGTTTTGCTCAAATGGAACTGTCATTATTTTTTTGCCGTTAGCATGTTTAAATACAGTATTATTATCTGTTAATTTAATAATACCTGATTCAACTGCTCTGTTAGCTAAATTACGTAATTGCAAATCTTCATCTTCACTTAGCTCAATAAATAACTGAGGATTACTTCTTGCAAAACGATATGCATCTCTTTTTAATTCTTTAGAAGAAGTTTTAGAAACATTAGAACCTAATTCTGTTCTCATTATTGCTTCTAAGTGACTAATATCTAACTCGTTAACTAAATTTAATGCTTGTAATTCATATTCAACATTATCAACTTCATCTTCAGCATCCTTAGCGTCATCAATTTCTTCCCATAAAACACCTATTAATGGGTGATATATAGACATTAATTTTTGAACGTTTTGTTTATTTCTTGGTACAAATATAACACCTTCTTCAAATATAATATGTTCTAAAAGTGCTTGTCCTTTTTGTTCATCAACAAAAATACTAGGAAAATTAGAGGCTAATCTTATCTCTCTATTTTCACCAGTAGCGTCATTAAACCATAATAATGGATTTCTAGGCGAACCTTTTGTTTGTATTGTCCAAGTTATAGGAGCTCTATTGTTAGTTAATACGTACGTTCTGTCTTTTATTTCCCAATTTTTTTCTAAAGGAGAAACTCTAGACACTTGTTTTTTTGTTATTGTTGTAGTCATGATTAAATAATATAAAATAAGAATACTGGGCTCCGAAGAGCCCGTATCCTGTAGTTAAAAAATTAAGCGTCTTTAAATAACACAAAGTTATTTGCCGCTTGTGTAATGAGACATCTTTCACTTAAGTAGTTCATTCTCATTTCATCAACATCAGTTGTGGCAGCGCCTCCAACAGATCCTGTTACCCAAGATTTGTTTTTACGATTATCAACTTCTGAAGCTCTATATCTAACGTGTAAGAATGGACGCTTGATATTTTGACCTAATTGTTGGTCATAAACAGTAGAAGTACCTGCTGGTACTAATACACCTTCAATATCGCCAAAACCTCCACGAGTAGCCCAGTCATTTAAGTATTTCCAGTCAGTCTTATAAAAGTCATAAGAACCTCTACGATAACCAGAGAAACCTAAATTAAGCGCCATGTCTTCGTCGTTGTTGAATACTCCATAAGAAGTACCACCAGCGTAAGCTCCATTTTGCTGTGCTAATATGTCATCAATTTCTAAAGAAAGATTTCTATTTAAGAAAAGCATATTTTCTTCTATAGCACCTTGCTTATCTAATTGCTTAAGAACTGCATCAAAGTCAGTTAATGCTCCACCACCTGCAGCTTGCGCTCCAAATCCAGAGTAAACGTTTCCACGAGCTTCTAATGAAGCAAAGAAACCTTCAGTACCTTTAGCAGTTTGAGTTGATCCATATCCTAATACAGCACCTGTTCCGTTCTGTAATTCACCTTCAACCATAGACATTTCTAAATAGTCTTCCCAACGAAGTCTATTTTCATGCTCTGATTTCATATACCATAGATATCCATTAGCACCGTTCTCAGAAGTAACTTCAATCCAACCAATCTGAGCTGTGTCAGATCCATTGATAGAATAATTTTCTTTTAAGATAATTGGTGAATTGGCAAAAGTAGCATAGCTAGGATCTAATTTACCAGTAAAACTTGACGTTCCCTTTGCAAATTCTGAACCATAAGCAATAACTGTAAAGCGATCAGCTGTAAGAATAGCTGGCACTCCACCGTAAGTTTTAATTGAAAAGTGTTGAGCATCAACAAATGTAACTACACCTTTAACAACAGGTGCTCCAGCTGCTCCAACCGCTGATGTAGCACTTGATTGCTTTTGGATCATTACTGTTTGTCCTAATCTAAAGTTAACTTGTGTAGTTTTTTGTGTTGTACTTCCGCTGCTTTCAACTGCTGTTTGAGCTGCTGCAGGTACATAATAATGTTGTACATTACCACCAGCTGTAGCTGCATTTCCTGCTGCTGCTGCTGTTGCTGCATTATTAGCTACATGTAAACATCCTACGTATCTAGTATGTAATCTTCCTTGTTCTGTCCATATGATTTGGTCAGAAGCTGAAGGCATTTCCGCTGATACCATACGTAAAAAAGCTCCGATAGTTCTATTGCCATATCGTTCTACTTCTTTTTCGTATACATCAGGTAAAAATTGTTGTCCCCACTGTGCAAAATTTGTGTCAGTGAAGTTAATGTAATTCCCAGCATACATATTTTTTGTTTGCGTGGGTTGTAATGGTGCGGGTATACCGCCTGTAAAAGCCATTTGTTTTGATTTTAAGTGTTATTTATTCCATTTAACGCGCAACTTATTAGGATTATCATTATTATTTGAAATAGCTCGTATTCCAGATGTATTATTTTTTGGCATTGAAGCATTATCTTTTCTAGGATCCATATTTATATTTTTTGCTTTTTTTGCACTTTCTCTTATAGCATCAGCTCGCCCTTGCTCATAAAAGTGTCCAGCTATTTTATCCGCATTTTGTGCGGTAAATAAAGCCTTATGATAATTAGGTACATTTTTTATGTTACCGCTCTTATCTAAATGTGTTTCAATCCAATTATTAATAGAATATTGAAATTCCTTTACCTTCTGTGGGTTATCAACTTTATACCTATACTTGTTTTCACCAACCTTAAAATCAAAACCTTTGAAATCATTGTTAAAAACTTTATCAGTTTGTAGTTTAAATTCATTTATTTTAACCTCACTTTCAGCTTTTTGTTGCTTATAACTATCATAATACTCGATTGCTTCGCGTTGTTCTGGAGACATATCATTTTGCTTTCTTAACTTAAGATCAGCATAATATTTATCCTTACTAGAATTGAAATGATTCTGAGCATTAAATAGTTCTTCTTTAAAAGCTAATTGCTTAGCTTTAATTTCTTGCGGATCGTCCGCGTCTCCATCATATCCAAAATTTTTGTTTAATAAAAATTCTACATCATCTGAATCAAGATGGGGTTTACTTTGTTTGTAGTATTCTCTTAATAAACTCGTATTGTCCATTTTAGAAACATCACGATTTAGACTAACATAGTCTTCAACTGTACCGCCCGTTTCTTCCATAAACTTTACTAGTTTATCAATATTTTCTGGTAAAACTTTTTCTTTAGTTTCAACAATCTTTTCTTGTGCTAACTCAGGTTGTTTTATTTTTTCTTCTTCAACCTCTTCATCTTTTATTAATTCTAATGGAGAATCTGGTACATCAGCTACTTCTTCTTCTTTTTCTTCTTGCTGTTCTTCTTTAGTTTCTTCTTTACTGGGTTCGACCCGTACTTCGCTGTCCACCTCTTTGCTATCTCCGGATGGTTCATCCACAGATACCTCCTCTGTTTTTCGCTCCTGAACGGCATCTTCTTTTGTTTTTAAAGGTTCATCTAAATTTATTTTATATACACCATCGTCTTGTAAACCAAACTCTTGACTTACTTCTCCTTTTTCAACTGCTTGTTCTAAAACAGTTTCTTCTTGACTTTGCTGACTTGTGTCTGCATCTGGCATAACTTCTACTTGTACTTTTTCTTCCATAATATAATATAATAATTAATTGTTTTTTATCTTGGTTCAAACCTAGATAAATCAATACCGCCTAGTACATCATTACCTTTTGATTCAAATGATTTAGCTGGCTTACCACTATCCGGTGGTCCAGATAAACTTGCTGTTGAGGTTTTCATTGCCGCAACGTCTTTTTGAGTTTCACTTTGTTTTTCTACTAATTCTTTTTGAGCTTGTAATTCTAATTCTTTTAATTGAACATTTAACTCATATTCAAACTGCATTAATTCTCTTTTTGTTCTAGCTTCTACTTCAAGTTTTTTAATTTCAAACTCAATATCAGCTTGTCTGTATTGTATTTTAGATTCTGTTTTAACTTGCTCAGCTTGAGCTTTAGCATTTTCAACAACAACTTGTGCTTGGCCTTGTGCTTCAGCTTGTGCTGCGCTAGCTGCCTGAGCTTGCTGTTGATCTACTTGTTGTTTTTTAATTCTTCTATATTTAAGAAGTTGATTTGCTAATTGTATGTTTTTTATTTCTCTAACATCAATTGCATCCTCTAAAAATATACTACCTTGACTTAGTGCTGCTTGTATGTTAGCTTCTAACATAGCTTTTTCTGCTTCGTCTGGTTCAAGTTCTAAGAATATACCAAAATCATGCAAATGCATATTCTCCATTTCTTCTAAAGATCCTACTGAAAATGGACCTATAGCATTTATAAACGCTTCTTTTGTTGGATGATATTCCAAAACATCTTTAAATCTTAAAGCTATGCATTCAGCAATTCTCGTTGTTATAGACATGCTGCTGTCAAGTATATGTCTTGTTGCCACATTACTATTTGCTGCAGCTAATTTTTGTACACCTACTAATGCTTTTGGATCTGGATCAGAACCATCTCTAGCTTCATTTAAACCAGTTATATCACGCATCATTTGTATATACTGATTATAAGCACCAACAAGTATTTGAACTTGACCACCTCCACCGCCTGGTAATTCTGTAATAGGTACTTTACCTATGTTTTGTTCTCCATCTACAGTAAGCGATCTACCTATAATAGACCCTGTTTGAAAGTACATGTTTAATGCTTCTTGCGGATTATAGTTAGTACCATTACCTAAATCAATTTCAGCTAAACCATCTGCATCTAAATAAACACCTGAAGGTGTCATTTTTTGTATAGCTTGTTGCATTTTTAAATGCGTTAATTGAATTAAATCAGCATAAGGCATCATTTTAGAAACTAAAGAATTTATAGCACCTCTATATATTCTAGGCGCGCTAACAACATAATTCATTAATACTAAATTAGTATTAGAATTAGGCCTTATCATATTAGAAGCTTTTTCCCATTTTAATAAAGTATTAGAACCTAATATTAAAACACCTTCATAAACTACTTCTACAGCTTCAGCTACTTTTTCAAATCTAGATCTTTGATCTTTTGGTGGATCAAAAGTATCATCTTTTTTAATAGCTTTGTTTGCGCCTGTAGATGTTTCTTTTATTTTATATACGTTATTTTCCCAAGTTTTCCAATTGAAATATAATACTGAAACAATATTGTCATCGTTATTGTTTTGAGCATTAGTGTTGTCGTTGTAAGAAGTCCAGTCATAGCTTTGTCTTGCAAGTTCTCTAAACTCTTCATTAGAAGTATCAGGAAACTCTTTTTTTAATTCATTTAATTTTACTCTTTTAACTTCACCAAAATAATAACAATCAGTAAAATCAGGATCTTCAGTGTAAGACCATATTAAATTAGCTGGATCAACATAATTTAATTTTATACCATCAGTATTATTAAACGTACATTTACCAGCACCAATACCTATAGTGGCTAAATCATAATCAATACGTTTTTTAATATTTTTATATTTATTAATTAAAAAAACATTATTAATAGCTTGTTCTTCTGCTATTTCTATACCTTGCTTATAATTAAGCTGCATGTATAATTGAAACTCTTCACTGTTTAAAGGTAATTCATCTTCTGGAACAGTTCTAGGCGCTTGACCTAATTCTGCTTCCATAACTTTTAAAAGTTCAGCAGCTGCTAAATCTCTTTCAATACCTTTTACAAATTTAGTTTTTCTATCTGTAGCTAAAGGATCTTGACCAACTGCTTTTATAGAAAATAATCTATCTTGCATACCATTAACTACTATATCTACAAATTTAGGTATAATAGGTACTGGCTTCCAGTCTAAATTTAAATATGACAAATCTCCATTTACAGAAAATTCATCTTTATATTTACCTATAGATTGTTCACCTCTAGCATATAGTCTAAGCATATTGTATTGATTAGAAGACTGATAGAATCTTCCAACATTACCATCTCTGTTAAACCAATCTTGCTCGATAGCTTTAGCGACTTGTAAACCATAATCATCTGAACGCTTTTCACTGTCGGAAACTGCCTGACTAGGAAATGAGCTGTATTGCCCTGTTGTTTTTGCCATATTTATTTTATTATCTCACTTCTTGATCCTTTGTTATTATATCTTGAAAAACCAAAATCAAGTTTTTTTACTTTTCTTTCTGCGCTAGGTCTGTACATATGTTTTCTACAGGCCATTAAAGCTAAGCCGCTACTTATAGATGCATCATGAGCTGTTCTTCTTGATATATCAAATCTTGCCCAATCTTCTAATGTTCTTTGAAAAAACATATCACCGTGATCTTCTTCTTTAATACCTACATATTCTTCTATGTAAGATTCTATAGCCGCTGCGTGTGCTTGTTTAATATCTTCAGAAGTGTTAGGTATACCACCTAGCTCTGCTTCTGTTTTAGATAAATTATATCTTAATTTGTCAGGTCTATTCATAGAAAAACCTCTGTAACCTCTTCTTTTTAAATGATATAATAATCTAGGTTTATTGTTTTCAGCAAGTATTGGCATACCGTAAAATATTAATGCCATAAGTACATCTTCAAAAAATATCTCAGCTGTTTGAGGCCTAGCTATATATTCTAAAAAAAACTTAGTACTAGGTATTGAAGGATCCATTGAAAACGTAGTTAATCCGTGAAGAGCACCATTAGACCCACCACCCCCAACAGTACCGCTGATATCATAACTATCGCATCCGAAGGCTCCGAGGCCATCATTACCAGGATATTTAATACCATTTTTAATTATTATATTATTTTGAAACTTATTGTTTGGTATCCAAGATATATAAAATCTACCTTTATTATTTGGTTGCCATATTACTTTACTATCAATTTTACCATTTAGCCAACCAAAGTTACCTCTAACAACATGACCTTCTCTTGTCATTTCTTCGTTAAAATCTATTTGCTCGTATATCTTAGTTAAATTAAATAAAGAATTAACTGTTTCATCTCTAAAAGCATGTTTTTCAGATCTTGGAAATTGTCTGTAGTATTCATTTAAAGCATCACTATCGTTTTTTAATCCTTCTACTTCATTTTCCCAATGATCGATGACTCCGTTAAAAATTTGCTCACCATCAATTCCCTTAATCGGTTCTGATGGAGTGTTGAAGACAGGATATCCATATTTATCGATAAAGCCTTCATATCCCCATTCCATAGGTATGAACAAAGAATATAGTCCACTTGCAGTCTGGCCATTGCGGTTTCTATTCGTGACATCTGAATTGTTGTATAATTTTTTAAAATGATCTCCACCTTTACTTAAAGCATTAGATGTTGATCCCATCATGCATTTACCTACTATTCGTGCTCCAAGCCTGAGGCACGTTTTCGTGACTCTCCAGTTGTTGAGTATATTGTCCGGCCTCTCCCATTTACCCGATTCATCATGGACGAGGAGTTGTAGCTTTTCTCCATCATACGAGTTGTCTCCCGTATTCTTCCAGTCGATCGTGGTATCGAGCCCCTGCCCAAATTCCTCCTGATTATAGGTTTCTTTGATGGCATTTCTGGTAAGTCTTCTTGACGGTATTTTATAGGATAGCTCCGTCTTCGGTCGTTCCATCCCATCCTGTATTGGTTTGAAAAAAAATGGATAGTTGATTGATATGGGTACAATCTTGTCTGTAAACATCTTCTTTGCATCTGCTCCAGTCTTAGATAAGACCCCAAATCTAGAGTCCTTGGAAGTGGTTGCCAAGTTAACAGTCTCTGAGGATGCCATAAAGCTAAACCCAGACCGTCTATTCTTGAGGTAGCACATTCCATAAGATCTTTTATCTGCCTTGCACGCCTCCCAAAAGTAGTAAAATATTCTGTTTGCCTGCCTAAAATCTGGTGCTCCCACGTCGATCTTTGTCCAATTGAGATAGACATAGTGCGATCCTGTAATGTAGTTTGCGGAACCGTTGCACATGAACCAATACCCATCATTACGATAATTAAACTCCCTATCAATATATTGATAATATTTTTCTTTAATATCTTCTGAAACGGTTTGAAAATCATATATTGTTTTTATATTTTTTAATGATGAAGGTTTTTCAACTATTTTAAAAAACTGATCTTTTTTATTTAAATCTTCTCCGTGTATTTTATCTGGAGTTTTAGGTATTCCTACCTTAAGATTTTGTATTTCATATATATCACCTAATGTACCATCCTTGCTTATTATTACGCAGTCAAGTTCTTCGTTGTAACCATACTCATATTTTTTATATCTATTATTTCTTTTAACAGACTTTTCTTTCAAATGATCAGTATGAATTTTATATAAAGATTGTTCGTACATTACTTTATTCTTTCTTCAACACCTAAAAATGTTTTATTAGTTTTTACATTTTCTTTTTTAGATGTTAGTTCTTCA